CTGTGCCACGTCACTGCCCATAGGTGTCTCACCTTTAATCTTGTGGAACAAGGCAGAGTAGGCTTGCTTCTGTGCCGTAGTCAGTGTTGGATTGTTTGACATGAACAATGCCTCAATCTCATCTGGCGTTACGGTACGCTCATAGCGATCCATTGCAGTGTCAATCGCTTGCTTAATCTTACGCACATCTTTGCTGAACAGTCTGTCAGGGCAACGTGCGCCACGATGGTCATCATAGAATGACCTATCCATCAAACTTCTAATTAGTGATAATTCCATTTAGCTTCTCCATATCTTCAGGGTTACGATATTTCAAATCGTCATTCAAACGTAGTACACGAACATCGTTCACGTGTCCACGTAATTCTTTTGCCATAACCATTGTCTTTGGCAGTGCATCGGGGTCTAATGCTATTACTGCTGTTGAGAACTGCGCGAGATACCCTTTATGCGATTCCTGTAGAGATGTACCAAGAAGCGCAACCCCGACAAAGGATTCAATGCCACCAACCACGGCTGCACTCACGCAGTCCTCAACAACAACTGCGACTTTACCACAACCATACGAGTATGGCAAGCCACTTTTTCCATATTTCTTCCACTTGGGTAAACGCTTGCCGATAGCACGTCCAGTACCATCTACAATCTTACCTTCGTGCATGACAGGGAAAACAATCCTGTCATCCTTTACATCATATAACACACCTAACTCATCAGGGTCAAGCCTGTATCTGTAACAGAATGCCAACACAGTACGCTTGTTCCTGTGCGGTACAATATACTGAGGCAATGCAAAAGCCTCATCAGCAAACTCTTCCGCGCCACTAAAGCCAGCACGTATATCATCTACAGATAGGTGTACACGTGTACCACCTTTAGAATTACAAGATGCTTTGTAGCAATTCCATACAAGTGACCCCATGTTGTTGGTCACTGTGAATGTCTTGTAGCCACCACACTCAGGACAATCCATCCTCTTTGTAGTTCCATTAGGTATATCCATATCACTTATAGTGTTATATATATTATTCATGTAATATCACTTTCCTTTGCGGCACTTGCTATGCTTTTACCATGTATTTTTCGTGCTGTCAATGCACTATTTGCACTTGTAAAAGTATTTTTCATATATGGTTTAACTGATTGTGGGTTAGCATGTCCTGTAACCGACATAATTTGTGCCATACCGACACCAGCTTCTACCATTTCTGTTGTGCCTGTTCTACGTAAATCAGATAGGCGTAGTTCTTTTGGCAATCCTGCTTCATCCATCACCTGCCGCGCATACTTCGGTAGCTTCTGCAGAGTGTATGGTTTGTATTCACCGTTGATAGGATAAGGACGTGGTACAACATAGGGCTGAAAGCCAAAGTCCTGCTCTTGTTGTGTAAGCATGTCAAGCAAGTCCTCTTCGATAGGCAAGTGTACCTCTGCCTTACGCTTGGACTGCTCAATAAATACCCTAGCATTATCAAAATCAATAGCGTCCCAAGTCAACAAACGCATGTCACCTAAACGCTGACACCATTCGTATGCCATGTGCGCAATCAACCCTATGTTACGTGTCTTAAAATCGCTGTACGCAGCGTCTAGGAATACTCGCATATGTTCCTTAGTCCAGACAGTCTTACGCCTCTCAGTGGCTCTCCTACGCACCATAGAGAAGGGATTTACCTTCACATGCTCCATACGCAATGCGTAGTTGAATAAAATACGTGACGCAGACATGATGTGATTGGCAAATGAAATACCACGGTCACACCATATGTCATACGCCAACTTAGCACTTTTAGAGGACACATCTTCGTATTCGGTCTTACCTATGTTCACACCATCAACATCTGTGTCTAACATGACACCAAGAAAGTATTGATACTGTTTCTTAGTATCGTCACGTAAGTTCTTGAAATCAATAGAAGAATAATACTTCTGTGCTAACTCATTTACTGTTGTCATCAGGCAATCCTCGTCTATCTTTACTACCTATTTCATATAAATCAGAAGCCAGCTTCAGTAGCTTATCCATCCACATAACGTCACCTCTCAGGTCTATGTCAAACAGACCATAGTATCCACCAGCAATCATACCAGCCACTGCACCTGTTGTGTCACTGTCGTGACCACGGTTGACAGCCTTGATGATACAGTCATTGAAGTTGTCTGTTGTTTGAAACGCCCACATTGCGGCTTGGTATGTCTCCACAACGTAACCACCAGACATAACATCATTCCTATCAATATCAAGAGGATGACGATACTTAGCATACTTTTGCAAAGGCTCACCGCAATACAATTCTTCAGCCAACATACAACTATACTGCACACACTCTTCACTACCATGAGTGAGAAGTGTTTGTTGTGTAGCAAGTTGGATGACGTGTTCACGTGACTTAGCACACAGCACGATAGGTGCAATTCTCATAAGCGCACCATTACCCGAAGATTTTGGGTCAGTGCTTCCAGCATACACCGTACCTGCATTAGAGTATTTTTGTAAAGCCTTTACAGTTGTAGTACCTATGTCAAAGCACTGGCCTCTTGGTATAAACTCACCATCAAGATACCACTTGAGGAAGTTGTCCATGATAGCCTGTCCATTGAAACCTTTGCGGTCACGAATGGCACAACCCATTGCATAGGCCATAGCTGTATCGTCAGTCCACTCACCTTTGGACACATTCCAAATACCACCGGAGTGGTACTTGGTAATGTAGTTGTCGGGGTCACGAGGCTCTTGGAACTCTAGTGGTGCGCCTAGTGCGTCACCAACTGCAAGCCCAACCAACATGCCCCATGCGTTCTCAACTCTGCCTTGCATTAGGCTGCAATCCGCTGGAACTCAGGTGAACTCACCCACTTGGATACTTCCTGCTCACGTGACCACATGGTCTGTGCTTCAGTATCATTGCCAGTGTTACGCATGGTAAAACCATTACGCTCATCAGCGTAGCTGGCGTAGTTTGTGAAGGCAGAGTACAATGCCCACAGATTACGTCCACGTGTGCTAACCTCTTGATTGTAAAGGGTAAACATGTCTTCAGACCTCTTTTCCTTTTTGATTATGTTATCTAACAAAGTCTTGACATCGACATGAACTAGGCTTGTCAACGCCCACTTCTGGAACATCTTAGCTTGTTTATCAAAGTCTTTGACAGACTTTTTCAATTCACCAATGAACAAGTCAAGATCAAAGTTGGCAGTGTTCTTGCGCTTCACCTTGTCGTAGTCACCAGTAATCATTCCATTGGTGCAAAAGAAATCAATTGCGCCAAAGAATACCATGTTACTACATGAGCCATCAATGCCATGCAAAGCAATCAAACGAGGCGAAATGGTAGTGCTATGTCTGTCACTCTCAATCGTGCGCTGAACACTAGGCATTGTCATGTCCATCATAGCCCACGCATTGTTACGCGCAGTCTTGTAGCTGATGTTCATGCCGTTGCAGTATTCCTCACCCATGTTCTCAGTGATTGCATTGTGCGCTTGCGAAAAGAAATCACCATGTGATGCACATGTAAAATCTTTACCGACAACACCCAAGTACTCACCAGTGTTACCATTGATGACATACTTCTTCTTGTGGTATTTAGTAGGCTCAAACTCTACAGGAAAGTTCAAGTTCTCAGGAAGCAGATCGTCTGCTGTCAAATTAAATGTATCTAGTGGCATGGTCATTCTCCTTTCATGCTGTTAACTGATGTTTTGTTGTACCATTTATAATTACAAATGTCAACCATGTTCAGTAACATCCAAGTTAAATTGAAATTGTAGTTTGTCCTTTGCATCGGACAGTTCTTGTAGTGCATAGGCAGACACACACTTGATACCACCCATGTCTGGGTACAACGCAGTGTCTAACACATCATCTAGCCACTTGTGTACCTCAACGACAGCCATGCGTTGCTCGTAAGTCAATTGATTTATCTTGACTGCACGTTCAGCTTTGTCTTTCTCACGTTGCTTATCCCAATAGGCAATGCGTTCATCCATTGTCATATTCTCTAGTTTCTTAGCCATGTATCATCTCCTTTACAGTAAAGCTAGTAGTGGTAACACTACAAATATAAATACTATTGCATCCATTCCGGCATATCCCTTCCTTTGTTATACCTAGCAAAACTGGACTTGTCAACCTTATAGAACGCACGGTATGCCATGATAGGCCAGTTCTCATCCGTCTTTAGGTCATCGTGTCCACTGAAACACTGTGGGTGTGGTGTCATAAAGTTGGTTGTGTCGGGTATCTTGCAGACACCAAACTCCAATGCATGATAGTGCTTGCCAGCACCGTGTTCTTTGCCGTAGCGATACGTGTACTCACGAAGCATTGCATCATATAGCCGGAAGGCATAGCCGTAGTTACGCTGGTTGTCCATTGCCCACAGTGTGCAGGGGTGCTTCTGATGCACAGGCTTGTACAAACCCTTGGCCTCTGCATATTCAGGTGCATGATGCCACAGTGCAGTGCATAGCATCTGTGCTTCTTCCAATGGCATCTTGACAATGTGTTGGTCACACAATGACTTAGCTATTGCGTCAGGGTGGTGGTCAATTAGAAATCTATTCATCTGCAATCATCCTCATCAAATTTACAACGTGTTGTGTAATATGCCATCAACAGTGCGGCAACCTCTGGGAATGTTTCCCAATCAGGTCTTGCCCCTGTTTCAAACATATAATCAATCTCACTGTCAAGCGCAACCAGTATGGCGTTGACCTGTTTCTTTGGTAAGTTAAGTGTTATCATTTTCATTCTCCTTTCGTGGATAATATACCTCTACCATGCTGTCGCATTTAGGGCAAGCCAGTATTGTTACCATGCTAAACTCATCACCTCGTGCATCAGCATACTCATCTAGGTCATGGTCATTGCCCCAGATTAACTTGGTGTTACAGTGCCAACAGTTCATGTGTCATTATCCTCTGTCAATGTCCAACTATGGCGGCAGTTAGTCTGCCAGTTGTCATTTATCCAGTCACATTCATAGACTGTGCAGACAATCTTTTCTTTATCAGGAATACCACCATAATCAGTCCATACGTTTAGGTCAAACATTCTGTCACCTATCTGACACCCATACCACATATCATCGTCATTACACGATTGATAGTCAGGTAGTGCCTCAGTTTCGTAGTAGTCAATCAAAGCCTCAAGTTCATAGTCAGATAACACAAGGTCAAAACCGCTGTCGTAGTTGTCACTCATCATCATGCTCCTCATGTGTATAAAATCTAATCCAAACAACACCCTCATCGGAATCTACTTCATCCCAATCAGGTAAATCATCCATGTGCTTAACTAGTACATCAAACAACGCATCTCTGGTCATCGTTTTAAGTCGTGTCATCATATCACTCCCAATACCCAATTCTCTGCACAGTTTTCGGCATACACCTCACTGTGTCCAGTTATGTTACGTTCCTCAATGATAGCACCATCCTGCATCATGTACACAGTATAGCTACCATCAGGCTCAAGAAAGACAGTCGCTTTGCGGTATGCACCCATGCCACGACTGCAATCTTCGTCACTGTAAAATTCATGTAGTAACATCATCAAAACTCCTTTCCCACGCTTCTTCTACTTCTAGTACAGGGTCATTCTCCTCTGCATACTCAGCTAAGTATTCACTGATGCCAAACTCATCATCCAGTTCGGGGTAGTCGTTGACTACACTTTCAACATCAGTAGTACACCAGTCATCACCATCGGTGTACTCACCAATATATCCCCAGCCTTCATCAAGGTAACGAGCATTGACCTCAAAGCCCATGTCTACCAGCTTATCAAAGACAGGGATAGGTGGCGACCATGCAGTATAGAAGTTCAGCACAAGTGTGTTGGCATCCATTCGGGTACAGTGCGTTTCATACACATCCCACTTAGTACCCCAGTTCTCAAGCCGCCAGTCATACCAGTTAGGTGTATCACTTGGGCTGGTAGTGCCTTCAAGTTCTTTAGGCATAGGTATCAGATGATTACACAGTTCTGTATCTTCTGTGTTCATCACATTGTAAATGTTATCAATCATCTGGCTGTCAGCGTGTGACAGGATTACTCTGTTGTCTGTATGATTAGGCATTTTCATTCTCCTCTGCGTCTAAGATAGCCCAATATTGGTCAAAGGTATACACTTGTGTGTCTGTTTCAACTTCCATTGGGTATGCACCGAAATGGGCATAGTGTTCATACACATATTCTTTGATGGCTTCATAGTCCACGTTCATATTATTCATCCTTAAACAGTTTGTACATTATATAACATATTCCAACTACACATACAACCAGATAACCGCCAACGAACACACTGTCCCACGGCATCTGATTGTATATGCATAGTGCTGTTGCACACTCAGTCACGGATACCTCTTACCCATATGTGACGCAATGGCTTCAGAGGGTGGCTCTGAAAGGTCAAAGGCACGGTTGATGATAGTAACACGCATCGACTGTTCTTTGATGCGGTTACTCTGCCACCTAGGTGCTTTTCGGTTGACCTTTTTGGTACGCATTTTCTTGGTGTTTACTCTCATTGTTACCATCCTTTTTTCTGTTGTACTTCTTTTTGTTAGGCACTACCTGTGACCTACGCCGTGACAGTGCCATAGCTTTGGCTACAGGATTTATTATATTACTTCTATATATCATGTCAACACCTATTTCCTGTACTGATAACGATAAGGTGAGCAGTTTTTTTGGTCTTACTCAGGACAGTATACGAGCAGTTTTCACAGGTCATACTCAGGACAAGCCGGAGGCAGTTTTACAACACTTGCCTAGGTTGGACGACCAGATGTTATTCAGACTGGTAGCAACTACCGTGTCGTTTGCCAGTCTTTCGCCCAGCGCAACTACACAGCGATAGTCTATTTCTTGTGAGGGCTAGACCAAACCCACTGGCATTTTAAATTTATAGTCGCTTGCCAGCTTAACCGCGTTTATACCCGCCCGACTATTTGGCAGAGGCGCAAGGAATTGAACCCTGTCTCAGTGGGTTGGAACCACTTGTGCTACCGTAACACTTCGCCTCTATTAAATCAATAAATATACACAGGCAGTTTATCACACAATGCCTAGGTGGAATTGGGCAGTTTAACCACATGCCTAGGTGGTAGGCTACTCCTTTGTGTTGCATAGCATAATTGCTATGGACTAGGTATATGGGCAAGGCTTACTACATCCCACACCACACGCCCCTAGTCATGGCGTGGTGTTCTTATACAAACAAGTGTTTCATTTCATCATATAACACATTGAACGCATTGACTTCATACTGCCAGAACTCAAAGAACTCATCATCATCCACAAAGAAGTGATGTCCAGAGCAATGCAATTCCCATTTGGATTTGACGTTTTCCATTGCGTCAATAATGGTGACACCATTCTCACCTTGTGAACTCATAACGTGTTCAGCAGTTTCAAAAGACATATTCATTTTATATATATCAGGTATGTTAAACATTTGTCACCTCATTTTGTTTAATGACATACTTTGCACGATTGATGTACTGCCTAGCAGTGTCGCCATCACCCAATGCGATACGCTCTTGTGCATCAGACAGCATGGACATTGCCAGCATCTGTAGCCCACCCATCAAGGGCTGACTCCAATCTTCAATCAATTCATCTATCCACTCTTGTGGACACCCATACATCAGAAGGTTTCTATCCTGTTCACGTTCAGCATAATACTGTTGTGTAATTTCATTGTCTGGTAACATATCATCATCCCTCATCACAAAATATTCTAGCTATTTCAACCCAGCCGCCTACAAAGCAAGCGACACTTCCAGCTATTACATAGCCCATGATTGGCGCACCTGTCAAGTGCAATTCAACAAAACCAAACATACCACAGACTGCACCAGTGGCAATCATAAACATTAGACCCATGATATACATAGCGTTACCCTTTTTTGTTTGCCAAGTTCGCGGCGAATATGATTATATTTTTCGTAGCTTCAGCCATTGTGATATCAAAATCAAACTCAGGCCACACGCGAAACTTCCATGTGTGCCAGTCAACAGGCTGATACTTCCATATCTTTGCATGTTCTATGTGACCCTTGTACATATCCATGCGTAGTGTTGCTTGGTCAGTCATGTTATCACCTCTTATCCTACTACAAATCCACTTGTGTCATGTACTGCTTTGCCCTTGGCATACAGCGCAGACACTACACCTTGCGGCTCAAGAAACCGCAAATCACTGTCGTCACCGTCAACAACATCCATGCCCAAGAATGTCTTGGGTATCTGGGTGCGATAGCGAAACACTACAGCCAAACGCATACCCATTGCACGAGCAGTGTCAACATGACGCTGATACTTTTCTACACCACTGTAGCTAAATGTCAAGTCATAGATTGACGTATCAGGCACAAGGCGATTGGGTATCTTGGTGTAGTCATAGAACTGCACATCATACCACAGGTTGTAGTATACCATATCTTCCCATAGCTTAAGTTCCCACCTAATGTCGGTAGTGCCATTGAGACGCACTGCATACTTATAGCCCTTGCGTTTGGCATACTTAGCACGTTTCTCAATTTCAGCGCGAAGCATAGCCACATATTCATCCC